GATTTTAAAAGACGCGCTAGATATCGAGGAGGGGGGGGTCACGTAGGCCCCAACTCACTTGAAAAGCACCTTTTTCTGCACTTTGGACGTCAAGAAGTCACATTGTGGCTTCCCAAAAAACCTTTCACCGATAGGGAACAGAGTCACTTCAGTGACTTGAGATAGCTGAGAGTGACTGAAAGGTGAGTGAAACGTGACTTGTGAGTGAGATGGAAAAAAAGAACTTTTCAAGCCTACCAAGGGTTACAGAGTAACAGAGTGAGATAAACCTATTTTTTAATAAAAGTAATTATATAATACATGTTCCCCTATAAAGGGAAAAGTGTTGCCAAACCATGTCACTTTCTCACTCTGCTCACTCTCACTTGCACTACCCCATCGAATTTAGTACTTTAGATACATACCCCGAAAGACATGAACATTCGTAGAAACGCCCGTAAGAAACCTTGGATTGCTACCAAGCAAGGAAGGAACCGACGTAAGCTTAATACGGATGAACTTATAAAGCCTTTCTCAAACTCGACTTCTTCTGCCTTCTACAAGACTACTACTTGGCGTGCTGTGCGCGAGACCGTTCTATCACGGGATGGTCTCTGCGTATGGTGCTTAAACGAAGCCCGTGCTACACCAGCTAACGAGGCCGACCACGTTATACCTTTAGAGCGATGTGCAGAATACGATATAGACCCGCACGACCCCAGCAACATTGTTGGGAGCTGTAGGTCATGCAACACACGGAGAGCCGCCTACACTGCCAGAGGCGTGTTCTTTGAAACTATAGAAGGCTGGCAGAAATATCTCAGAAAGAAATACATTGAAAAACTACAAAAATGAAAACCTTAGCAATCTCTACGTTCGGCTGGCCCGAGTGGGAATGCGATGCGTTTGAACAGTACGTTACTGACGTAGCTGCTGACTTCTACGCCAACGTAACTATCACCCACACCACCGACCACTATTTTGAAATAGACATCGACGAGGATGACCAATCCATCGAGTATGTCATACTCAACGCTATTCCAGACATGGATGCGTAACCCCATAAAGGTAACATGAAACAGTCACCCACATGGTACGTTGACGGGAAAGTCCCGACACGTAAGAACGGCTCCCCTGAGCACGACATCCAAGTCGCTCTCGTGGGACTGCTCGAATCAATTGAACCCACCCCTCTATACTCTGCTACAGTAGGAGGTGTACGTCTTGCCATACATACGGCTAAGAAGATGAAGGAAGCTGGCTACTCTAAAGGAGTGCCTGACATGCTCGTCTACGAACCCCGTGGTATGTACGCTGGATTAGCCATTGAGGTTAAGACAGAGAAGGGACGCGCCTCTGATGAACAGAAGGAGTGGATACGACAACTCAACAGCAAAGGCTGGCGTGCTGAAATCTGCAAAGGTTTCGAAGAGTGCGCTGACGTCATCTGTGAGTACTTCGACCTATATAAAGACTAATGTCAAATACACCGATATCAGGCAGACTGAAAGACACTATGCAGAAAGCATACTCTATTGTCAGTACAGCTGCTGCAACACATTCCACTGCACCTAGGGTGTCCGTGGGAGCCCGACTACAAGGTCGGCAGACTACAGAAGTAATTATCACGCAATCCTCTCACACGATGAGGACCATGCGTGGACTACAGGCGGTACATGACTTCACACTCAATGTAATCGCTTTTGATAAATCATACGTGACTGCGGCGGACCTATCCGATGTTATGCTCAGCTTCCTCTCTACATACGAGGACACAGGTGACAGCAATACAGAGTTTAAGTTCTATCCTAAGTCACAAGCAATGTACTACACGGATGAGGATGACTTCGCGGTCAACCTATCTATTGAAGTTACAGTAATAGACAAATTATAATGGCAAACAAATCCACCCTTTTACAGCAGATGCGAGCTGCGACATCGGAAGCCAAGGAGGAGGTTAAGAAAGTCGTCACTAAAGACCTTTCCAAAAACTCTTCGTTAGCTCCCATAGTATCCCTTGACCCTGAGGGAGAGAAGATGTTCTCTATGGTACTAGACTACCTAGATGCTACTGGCTTATTAGAGTCGGTGGATGTAGTGACCATCACTATGCTCGCCAAGAACCTATCTATGTTCGTAATGCTCTCACGTGAGATACAAACCATCGACGACATCGTTCAAGTATTCGAGAACGGGTCATCAAACGTGACTGGCAAGATGACAGCCCTTACTAAGGTACAGGGTGAGGTAGGAAAGCTCAGCGCCAAGCTGGGTCTATCCCCAATGGACAGAGCACGTATGCTCGGTGCCGCTGTTAACGCTGCTCAAGCGAACAGTAAGCAAGCCGATGGGGACACAATCGACAACCTTGTCGGTTGACCAATCTAGACTGAATCGTATGTGGGACTACGTTGATGGAGTCCTAAACGGTGATATAGTCGCAGGAAAATACATTATTAAGGCATATGAGCGGTTCGTTCATGATTTAGATAGACAAGAGAGTGACGATAGCTTCGATTGGGTATTCAACCCAGTCGAGGCTGCTCGTTATGTCCAATTTATCGAGGACGTATGCGTTCACACACGTGGTGAGTGGGCTGGCAAGCCTTTTATCCTATCTGACTGGCAAGTAGCCTTTATGGGGCAACTTTTCGGCTGGGTACACAAAGATGACGTCAAAAAGCGTCGTTTCACCACTGCACACTTCTTTGTAGCGCGTAAATCGGGGAAATCGCAGTTGGCTGCTGCGATAATCCTTGCCATGAGCGTTTTGGACGGCGATGGAGCTGCTCAGTTCGTTACAGCGGCAACCAAGCGTGACCAAGCGAAAGAGGTGTTTGATGAGATTAGAAGGTGTGTAATGAAGTCTAAACCGCTGTCAAAGAGGTTTTCTGCCAACAGACAGGAGATTCACGGCCCAAGAGACTGCATTATCAAGCCAATTAGCTCTGATGCTAACACTTTGGACGGATTATCACTCAATATTGGCTGTGTAGACGAAATGCACGCCATGAAGGACGGAGAATTGTACCGAGTACTCGCTTCGTCCATGGGTAGTCGTAAATCTCCCCTAATGTTAGCCATTTCTACTGCTGGATTCGTCATGGATGGCGTTGCTACCGAATTTGTTCGTGGTGGTAAGGCAGTTTTGGACGGAACGGCTGAAAATGACAACCTTTTGTTCCTAATCTACGAAATAGACGAAGGAGATGACTGGGAAGACCCTGAAAACTGGAAAAAGGCCAATGCGGGCCTCGGTGAGTCCATTTCTATGGATTATCTGACCAAACAGTTCAATAATGCCAAACTTTACGGTGGTAGAAACATCACAGAGTTCCAAGTTAAGCACTGCAACATATTTGTGGGTGCACAGGATATCTGGGTTGAAGATGACCTCTGGATGGACGAATCTAACTGTCAGTTACCCTCGACAGGTAACAAGCTCGACGAGAAGACGGAAAAGCCTATTGCTTACCTAGGACTCGACTTGGCAGCTACGGACGACATCACGGCTCTTACAATAGCAACTGGAGACCCTCACGAGGGAATCGGAGTGGAGACACACTACTTCCTACCTGAACGCGCTGTGAAGCGACGTCAAGAGAAGGATGCCAACCACATATACGCTAGGATACACGAATTCCCTAATGTACACATAACCGAGGGCAATGTGACGGACTACAACGTAATCCGCCGCTTAATCTCTGGTAGTTACGTTATGGATGGTCGTGTTCGCTATGATGAGGACAATCTAATGGAGAAGTACCACATCAAGGGAATTGCCTACGATAGATGGAACAGTCTGAACCTTATCCGAGACCTAGAGGGCGATGGTGTACTCTGTGACCCGTTCGGTCAAGGATATGCCTCTATGTCATTCCCTAGTAAAGCATGGGAGAAGCTAGCTCTAGAGGGTAAGCTATTCCATGGCGGTGATGAGGTACTCAGGTGGATGATGTCCAACGTTGTAATCAAGCCAGACCCATCTGGTAACATCAAGGTTGACAAGGCCAAATCAGGCGACAAGATAGACGGAGTTGTAAGCGGTATAATGGCCGTCGGAGAGATGCTTACCTTCGAGGAAGATGACACTCCAGACTTCGAATTTTTCATGCAAGTATTGGGAGGGTAAAAGTTGCCCTACCCCATGCTTTTTAGTACTTTATATACATGTCACAGGAAAAGCAAAACATATTTCAACGGCTCTTTAGCCGTGGCGAAAAACGCTCAGTAAACCCAGTCCCTACATTCAGTACGGCGGCTAACGGTTGGCTTGGCGCAATTCGCTCGCAGTCCAATGTGACTGTTGGTTCGGATAGTCTCCAACTCGCTGCTGTCTACGCATGCGTCAGCAAAATCGCCGACACAATCGCGTCGATGGACATCGTCGTTGAGAGCAAAGAAAAAGATGGTTCTCGCGAACCACTTTTTCAGCACCCCGCTTCGCGCCTCTTAGCTGTAGAACCTAACCCCCACATGGGCGCGTATGAGTTCTGGCAGATGATTGTAAGCGATGCGCTGTTATACGGTGTTGGCCACGCGTTGGTCATGCCTGACAGTCAGGAGATGTACTGGATTCCCGCAACGGAGGTCGAGCATCACATAGATAAGAAATCAGGTCACAAGTTCTTTAAGTACAACGGTTCACCAACCCCAGTACCTGCTGAACGAATGATTGAGATTAAGGCGTTTCGCGGTGAGAACCCAACGAAAATCCAGCTCCAGAATCTGAAGACTGCAAAGTCTGTACAGAACTTCGGTGCGACGTTCTTTGAGAACGGCGGGATGCTCGGAGGTATACTTACTACCAAAGAACCCTTGACACTCGAACAGATGCAACAAGCGTCAGAGAGATGGTCACAGGAGTACATGGGTAGCGGTAATGCACACAAGGTAGCGATTCTAGGAGGCGGCTTCAACTACCAAGCCTTATCAGTTCCTCTAGACCAATTACAGTTCCTAGAGAGCAAGCAGTATTCCACACAGGAGATTGCACGCTTCTACCAAGTGCCACCAGCAATGATTGGCATGGATGGGAACACAGCTTATTCAAACTATGAACAACAAGTGTTGCAGTTCTTTCAAGGGACAATCCTGCCGTGGGTCAAGCGTATCGAGCTTGAGGTCGAACGGAAGCTCCTACGAAACGATGAGTACTTATGCGCAAGGTTCGATGTTGACTCCCTCTTACGAGCGGACTCTACCAGCCGAGCAGCTTACTACCATCAAGCCCTGTCTGACGGGGTGCTGTCAATCAACGAAGTGCGAGCCAAGGAAGGACTCGGGCCTGTTGAAGGAGGCGCTGAACACCATGTTCAACTCAATCAAATCCCTCTATCGAAGATGGGTGAGTACTCTGAGTCTGTCGTTGCTAAGCCTGAGCCTACTAATGGCAACGGAGGAGCAGACAACGAAGAGACTGAAGGAATTAACAAACAAACTAAAACAGACGAATAATGGCATTTTACACATTCGCCCTACGCAATGTGCGTCAGGCACACGAGACTGCTCCTGCAGGTGTCAAGGACGCTCCTAGGGATATGGAGGTCTACTACTTCACTCACGAAGATACTGGCATCTACAGTCCTACTGAGGCAAAGGCACTAGTAAGGGCTCAGCTCCCTAGCTTCACAGAAGACGTGATGGATACGTTGACTACCCAAGCAATCCTTGGTAACGCTAACTCTACAGCTAGAGCATCCGACGTCACTGGAGCTTGTTTGCTTCGCTACGGCAAGCAGATGTTCCAATTGGGATGCGGTTACCACGGTTCCGTAGGTAGCGCAGCAATCGCTAGCGTTAACTGGAAAAATATAGCATAAATCATAAACCCAAACATATGAATAACCAAGAGAAAAGGTTCTTGAATTCAGACTTTGAGGTGCGCACTGATGATAACAACACTGTTATCGAGGGGTACGCTGCAAGGTTTGATGACGAGACGGTGATTGGCGGCCAGTTCGCTGAGCGCGTAGCTCGTGGTGCATTCGAAGGTGCTGATATGAGCAACACTGTTGCTTTGTTTAACCATGACTGGAACATGCCTCTTGCCCGTGTGGGTAAGGGACTTGAGCTCTCAGTCGATGAGGTTGGACTTCGGTACCGCTTTGAACTCGGTGAACAGTCCTACGCCAAGGACCTCGCAGAGAACATTCGAATGGGCAACGTGTCTACCAGTTCCTTCGGGTTCACAGTATCTGATGACGAATGGGAACGTCGTGACGGTATGAACTTGAGAACTATTAATTCTGTTGGCACGTTATTCGACGTTTCTCCAACTACACAAGGAGCGTATCCAACCACAGAGGTTGCTATCCGTTCTATGGAAGCTGCCCTCACTGAGGAGCCAGTTGTAGCTGAGGAAGTTGTTGAAGAGCCTGTTGCAGAGGTCGTTGAGGAGGTCGTTGCTGAAGAGGTTGCCGAAGAGGTAGTCGAAGAGGAACGAGCTTACGAAGAAGCTCCTAAGGAGGACGAAGAGGACGAAGAGTCTGAAGAGTCTGACGAAGAAGAGAAGGCTGAAGAGCGCACCGAAGAGGTTGTCGCTGAAGAAGTCACAGAAGACGCTCCCGCTGTTGAAGAGGAGGAAGTAACTGAAACTATTTTAAACTCTGAGCCTGAGGCTCGAACAAACAATAATCCAACTATGGAAAATTCAAACATCGCTACACCTGCTGTAGTACAAAACATGGGTGACTCTGAGGCCCGCGCTGCGAAGGACTTTAACTTCGGCAAGTTCATCAAGGAGGCTGCTAAAGGTCAATTGACTGGACTCGAAGCTGAAATGTCTGCTGAAGGTTCATCTGAGATGCGTAACGCTGGTGTTAACGCTTCTGGAGGATTCAACGTACCTGAGATGGTATTGCGTTCTTTGGGAACTGCTACTGTTTCTTCAGGTTCTACTACTTTCGGTGGTGGTATCGGCAAATCTGACGACGGAATCGTTGGACAGTACGCTCCAACAGACTTGGCTTCTAAGTTGGGCATTCGTAACTTGACTGGATTGAGCGGAGACGTTTCTATGCAAGTTCAAGGAAACGCTGCACAAACTGACCTAGGACAGACTGTTTCTACAGCTAAAGGACAAGGACTTGCTATGGCTGAAGACCTGCCTTTGTTCCACGAGGTTGTTTTGTCTCCTAACCGATATGCTGCACACGTTGGTGTAACTCAGCAGATGTTGGCTCAATCAGGTGACGACATGAGCGCATTCATCCAAGCGGACATCCGTAAGGCTTTGGACAAGGTATTCAACGCTGCACTCATCACTGAGATTCGCGCTAACGATGCTAACTTGGCTTACTCTGGAAACAACCCATTGGACGTTGAGGCTGCATTGCTCGCTGCTGATGTTGACTTGAACGACGTTCGATTCATCGCTGCTGCTGATGCTTACCGCACAATGCGTAGCTTGAGCTTCGATGCTGGTTCTGGTGACTTGTTCGCTGGTAGCCCAGTTTCTCGTAAGCAGATTGCTGGATACAACGGAGAGATTAGCTCACAGGCTACTGCTGGTGAGATTAACTTCTTTGACAACACGCAAATCGTAACTGCTACTTGGGGTGGATTGAACTTGATTGTTGACCCATACACAATGGCTAACAGCGGAGTTGTTCGAATCATCGCTAACGAATATAAGGACGTTGAAGTATTGAACAAGCGTTCATTCAAGACGTTGACTGGCGTATAATCGCTTGAGGATATATAGGGAAGGGGGGCCAATTGCGGCCCCCTATTTCTCTCTTGGTGGCACCTTCGGGGCAGGTTCGAGGTTCGAGACCTCAGTCACCACTACTTAAACACGACTAACTATGAAGATAAATAAAAACAGCAACTACTATCCAGAGGACATGGTTCCTTATTCGATAGTACGTGACCACCTTCGCTATGACGAGGGGGACGCTGAGGAACTGGTTAAATCTTACGTCGCTTCTGCCTGTGATTACATGGAGACGCTCACGAACCGCGTGTTCTGTTCTACAACTCCTGACCTTCACGAGAACGACCTATACAATCAAGTTGACGTTGCAGATGCGCTTTCAGCCTCTGTAACGGTTTTCTTTGACGACGATGAACTGGATAAGGTTCACCACCTGCGCAATATCACAGGAAGCTGGACCTACAGCGATGTGAGCTTGCTCTACTTGCACGAGGATGGCCAATGGGTATCCATGGCTGGCGGCAGTGGCTCTGAA